AATTCATCTTGCATACTCATGGGTCTAATTCTATTCTTATCCAAGCACCATTCTTTGATACTACAGGACAGTCTTGGGTTGCATCCCACATCAAAATTCCATCTTCAGTTGCCTTGGATTCAGCATCCTTGTGTTGTAATTTGTTTCTCGTATTCATAAAAAATGCGTTCACACGTTCACCCCATGTCTTCCAGTTATCACCTAATGGTGGTGGTGGAGTTGCAATACTCATCGTCTACCACCTGCTGTTGCTTCTATTCGCATGATTCCTGACCTCCAATCGGTGTCTCCTACACCCTGAACTTTGATTCTTACCTGTCTACCTGTAAATCTAACATCTGTAGGGTTTGTCAGAGTGAAAGCACCATGAGATGTCTCTGTGTCGTTAGGATGAAATCTAGTTTTGAACGTCACATTGACTTGTCCTTGTGTCTTTTCGTCAGGAATTAGGTTGGTCACTCGCATGATTTTGTCACCATTTCCGAGACTAATCGGGCCGCTCTCTGCATAAGGTTTAGACGAACCTGAGTGGATACTTCCTGTCTCTTGGTTGTATAAATCGCCATCTGCATCTGCCCATATAGGATTATTGAATACTCCTAAGTCAACACCTGCTGTCCTTTCTAAAACACCTACACTCCAATGTCCTTCTTGGTAATCTAGTGAAACATATCTGTCGTTTTCAAGACTGCCACTACTAGGATAGAACCACCATATTTCGCCATGTTGTGAATTATGGACTGCATAGACCTTGGTTATTTGTGAAGTATTGAGGTCATCGAAGACATAATCCGACACTTGACAGTTTAATTCTTTTGCAATAGAACCATCGTATGTGAAGAATCCTTTCGTTCCCATCCAAAATGCACCCTCATCAATAGCGACTGCACCTTTTCTTGATGCTACTCCACATGCAGTACCGACTCTCTCGAATCCATACACGAATGGTGCACCTGAATAGACAGCCATGTGAGCATCATTATCTGTCAGGATAAGTGTACGACCTCTCATTCTTAGACCACACATTATCTGTCCAGTTGTCTGTAACTCAAAATCACCTGCTTCGTTTGTCGCTAAAGGTGTCCAAACTGTGTTTGCTTCCTTGTCACACCATGCAATCTTTCGAGGATTACCACCTGCTCCGAGGGCGAATACGAATCTCTCTTCAGTCACTACTATTGATTTATTGTCTACTGGTGCGTTAGCGACTACCTGTGCAACTACACCAGTATTTAGTTGCCACTCGTAAATCTTTCCATCCTTGGACGAACACGCTAGAAGGTACTCACCCCAAGTGTCTAATGCCCATGTTGTTGCTTCTTGATAGATACCTGAACTTGTTGGTGCTCTACCATACGCATCATGTCCATAAAACCCACCACCATAACCAAGATTCAATACACCATTTAAGTCACCTGATGTCAAACCTGATGGTGTAATGTCATAGAGTGTGTGTGAAGGATTGATATATATTAGTTTATTGTATGTACCACCTGCCAAATAGGAGTCACTATCGTTGTCATACCAAGAAATCATGGCTCTAGGAGCGTCTGCAAAGGCACTTGTTTTTCTTTCTGTCCATCCTCCAACTGGTCTTAATGAACCATCATGCCATCTGACAAGACTTGCATCTCGCCATCTATTGGAAGACTCGAAATCTGTTCCGTTTCTATGTATGCCCGGTGGTAATTTTAAAGGTATTAACATAATATTATGCCGCTATTTGTGTCCAAAAATTTGGGTCTGATATATATGTAATAATCTCCCACTTCTCTCTACCTATTGTAGCAGTTCCTGATGTTACACTAACTATACTTGAAGCATTCTGTACCCTATTACAAGTTGCTGTAAATGATGATTCAGGTTGAACTGTTGTACTTCCTTGCCAAATTTTCTCTGAGTCTGCAACTAATGAAGCAGACGAAGTACACGATGCAATACCACCTCTCGTAGCGAATCCTAAGACAGTTATACTCGCAACTGCTGTTGGAACACCTGAACCAAACCTGACTCTGTTACATACTGCGGCTATGGTTGCTGTTGCTGTAAGCGAAGCACCTTGCACGTTTACTGTTACAGCATTCGAGGTGATTGTACTTGTGGCACTTGGAGTTGCAGAACTCTCTCTTACTCTAGTTGCAACTTGAACGATTGTCGCTGTAGGTGTTGCTGTCGCACCACTCGTTCTTACCCTAGAACCATTACCTGTTGATGTTGCTGTAGTTGTCGATGTTCCATTAACTAAAGCAGAACCTTCAGGTACTCTTCTACCACTTGCTGAAATTGAAGCAACAACACTTACAGTAGCAGATGCGAGATTGACTTTTGAACCTGTACAAGTTGTACCAACTGATGTCGCAGAGACAATGGTTTGAAGGTTTGCTTGGTCAAACACCTCCATACCATACAGCCCATGACCATAAACCATCTTGTCAGAACTTTCTAAGAAGAACTCCTCTGCACTTGCTGTGGTACTAGATGTCGCAGTTATTGTTACAGCATCATTATATGTTGCTGTAGCATTACCTGTTACACCTGAAGTAGAAGTAATTGAAGCACTTCTTTCCCCAACCTTTTGACCACTACAAGTAGTAGCACTCGTAACAGTAATTGTTCCTTCAGCATTTGCAGTAAATCCACCTACTGTAACTGTGGCAGATTCTGCGGCAACGATACCAACAGCATTTCGTATTCTAATGTAATTAACATTAGCAATCGAAGATGTCGCTGATATTATGGTTTGTAAATCACCTTGGGTATATTCGTTTGCTCCGTATAGACCTGAACCATAAGAGTGAACATCTGTTTCTTCAAGAATTACAACTTCACCACTACAAGTAGTGGCAGATGTCGCAGTCAGCGAAGCATCAGCACCTATCGCTATTACCCAGTTTACATTGGCAATACTCGATGTGGCTGTTACTGTTGCTGAAGCATTTATTACCTCACCAACACTCGACCCATAGGTTCGTAAACCATAGACCGATTCGCTATATTCAAAAGCCATTTAACTGGCTCGTTTTAGTTAAGTGTTATATCTAAATCACCTGATGGAACACGAAATACATCACCAGTATCAATTGCCTTACTTGACGATAAAGTCGCATAAGCCATTAAATTGCCTGATGTAGAAGCATCGTATACACCAACATGCGTAACTGTACCCCAAGAACCTGTTGCTGTAGGAAATTCTACTGCCGCATTGTTTGACGTTGTGTTACCTGAAGTTGTAAATGCAACTGATTGTCTTGCATAAGCACTACCTGACAATTCCGTTACTGAACCTGCTTCACCATCTGAGATGGCAGTAAATAATGCTAAGTATTTTGTAGAAGGTGCTGTGTAAGCCGCTCCTGCAAATACATGGTCTAGTATTTCTGTTTCTAAAAAATTAGTAAATGACATTATCCTAATCCTCTTATTTTAAGTTTCAACCCTGAGCCACTATATCTTGCGGACTCTGAGGCTTCATTTAATCTAGCAACTGCGGCACTATACATCTGTGCCCAAATTGCTACCCTCTCGTCTTCTGCTAGATAGGGTGCTGAATGTAGAAGTGCTCCGTAGAGGTATACATCAGGCGAATCTAATAAAAGCCAGTTATCTGCATTACTAATCAGAGATGGTATCTTCTGATAGTAAAGCAATTCAAAATCTGTATCAGCAGATGGTGTCGGATATAACTGAAATTGACTATCTGCATGTGTGTAATATATTGGTGTACCACTTACGTCTTCGTCTCCTTGACGTTTATCTGCCATTGCATCTCTTGATATGAGATTGATTACTGACGTGCCACTCCCAGTAAGGTGTAGTCTTATCGTCTCTACCCAATCAGCAGGTATTTGCATGTACTCGTCACCACCTGTCTGTTGACCACTTGAACGTGCCTCCATCTTCCAATGACGTACATCTCTGTTGATTTGTGCCTCTGCCAAGGATATGAAATCAGGTATGACTGTCGTTAAATCATCCCTGTTCAGGAAGTCAGCGATACTCGCCTTGAGTCCTGTGAAATTAGTTAGTGCCATATTAGTACCCTGCGAATCCTAAGTTCGGTAAAGTTGTACCTGTATTGTATTGCATTCCTTCACCTGCAAAATTCGGTGTCAGTTCACCCCAAGGCTGTCCTTCATCTTGTATGCCATAACCAGTAAGTGATACTTGTCCATTTATAACATCATTCACAAAGCGTTCCTTTTGTTCAGTAGTCATTGGACTCATTACTTTCATCACTTGGTCTAATTGTCCTTGGTCTAGTTGGTTCAACTTGTTTTCAAACATCTGCTGATTCGTGTCACTTGCTTGTGCTGTTGCTTTGCCCTGCCAATTATCTAGAAGTTTATTCTGACTCCCACCAACAAAAGAATCTGCTAAGAAGTCTTTTTCAGCGGCTGTGGCTAATCCCCTAGAACCTATATCGCTACCACCACTATTCATTATAAAATCTCTGAATGCAGGTGTTCCCGGCTGAAGTCCTGCGTCTAATGCCCTGCTAGTTAGGAACTTCATTACCTGACTACTATATTCTTCTTGGGGAGCAAACATATTTACTTTATCTCTGTAGTTACCACCTGCATCAAAACCACTATTACTCAGCGACTGAAGCATCATTTGTCTGAACTGAGGACTACCTTCTTGTACACCCATATTCTTGAGCGTCTCTGCTACGAACTTCATTTTGTCTGTGACTCCTGACCTGTACTCGTCTGTAACTCCTGACCCTGCTCCACCTCCTGACATAACCTTTTTTAACCAGTCACGTTCAGCAGGTGTGTTTAATGCCCTAGTACCTATACCTAGAACTCCTAATTCTTCTTGTGTTGCGTCAGGATTCTGCCCTAGCCAGTTCATCTTTTCTTGGAATGCTGATTTGACTTCAGGTGTTATTCCTAGAAGTTGTAATTCATAATTAGACGCATTAGGATTGTTCTTCAACCAGTTCATCTTTTCTTGGAAGGCAGTAGTTTCTTGCTCACTACCCAAGGCTCTTTCACCTATACCTAACGCATCCATAATGCCTCCACCAACCTCAATACCTTTTTTCTTCTTACCAAGCATATCCTTTAATTCGTCAAAATAACTTAATATGCCCCCTCCTATTGCTTCGATAGGTTTGTCTTGCCAAGCCATAACTGCCTCCTGTTTTTGCGTAAGTATATCATTTTAATAAGCCTTTTTCTATTTTTCTTAGTATCTTGTCAGTCAACAATCCACCAATAGAGTCCATTGATGTTTTACGATACCCATAGTCTGTCCAATTTTTACTCGTCATTGGTAACCCATCTGAGCCTAGATATGGTGTACCATCTTTTTTCGTGGAATTAAACAAATCTAATATGCTTACATCTTCTTTTATCTTGCCTAATGCTTGACCTCTAAGTCCTACTGGATACGTTGGATGGGCTGAATAAGATGCTGTTGGATTATCCATGTCTATTTTGGCTACGTTCTGTATTGTCATAGGTGTTACATCTAACAATTCAGGGTCAGCGTTGGCTACTCGTGCTTGAGTGGCAGATACTGAACCATCACCAGTAATCTTTATTTTCTGTCCACCATCCATCCTGTAATCTCTATCTATAATTCTGATTATCTCTTTACGTAACTCACCACCTGTGCCCTCTAATGGACTCTGAACGTCTATTCCTTTGTAGTCTGTGCCTATCATTACCCTCTCTTTAACTGGCTCACCTTTCTTATTCTTAGGCTGAAAGAATGCTTCTGCTCTAATGGTGTCATTCAACTCGTCTATTTGGAATTTGTTTAATCGTGCTAATGCTGATTGAATCATGGTATCAGCCACTTGATGACTGAAGTCCATAGCAGTTGGCTTACCACGAAAAGGTAAAAAGATTGGGTCTACACCTGTTTTTTCACGTACATCCTTTGCTTTATTAACTAGTTTATGTATAGGGTCATTTGCTGATGCCCACACTAAATTCCTTTTAACACTTTCAGGTAACCACATATAGTCTTGACCTGCAAACATTTGTACAGGACTCTTTAATGGAAGACCATCTACATCCAATAACAATCCACCACCTCTTGTTAAATCACCCATGCCTGAAACAAATGACTTTCCTTCTTGGTCGAATATAGATATTTCAGGTATCTCAACTTTGTCATCACCTCGAATTGTATGTCCAAACCTATCAAGTATGCCTTCTTGCAACTCTTTGACATCACCGACTCTTTTGGGGTCACCTGCAAAACCTAAGTTGATTGTGCCTGTAGGTACTTCTAGTCCTTTTGCCTCACCTATTAGAACACCTTTATTCTCGAAAGGTATTGAAGTATCGGCATTGAATGTAACAAAGATTTTGTCAGTAGAGTTAGCATCTCTTGGTACACTTCTTCCTAAGACTCCATTCTCGTGAAGTCTCTCAGATATTATTTTTTCTACAGCACTCT